GATTTAATAGGTTTAATTCCTTTTTCATCTCTTTCTAATTCAATAAATTCATATGAATATTTTTTATGTTCTATTCTTTGTAATTGTTTAGTAAGAAAACTTTGAGGAAATATAGATGCTTTTCTATATGCAAAAGCTTCTGCAATGTTTCTAGGTTTTTGAGATATACGTAATTGATATTGTTCTGGATCTAATTCATCTTTCCATTCTTGTCTTTCTATATCTATAGCTTTTAATGACTCTTCTATAAGTGAATTACCATAAGCATCTATATAGGGAGGCATAGACCATTGCTCAGGAATAAATAAACCAGCTATACCAATTGTACCTTTATCATCTATTAGATCAGTTTTAACACCTAAGATACCATTAGCTTCTGGTTGCATAATCATTTTCTTAAGTGGTTCACATTGATCTAGATCACCCACAGAACCAGCTGCTATAAATTGTCCAGTAGTAATCATACCTGATGACATTGCAGGTCTAATATATTCATATGTCTGATCCATCTTAGGAGCAATACCAGCTTCTTCATGAAAAAAGTAAGTACAAGGTCCACCTACACCTGTTGTTGCATTTTTTTCAAATGATGCACCTTGAATTTTAGATCTAAGACCTCTTTGAGTTTTTCTATTATTAACTCTTACTTCAATTTTTTGTTCCCACAAAAGAACTTTATCTGGATTGTTTGGTCTATACCATGCAGTATGTTGATTAAGAAATGTTGCATATTCATCTAAAAATTTCCAAGAACCTTTATCATTAATATAATCTTTTAATGATGCACCTATCTTACATATTGATCCTTCTTCAAACCAATATTGATTAACAATTTTTGCCATATGAAAATAAGAAGAAGCAATCTGACGTTTTTTAAGAATAGCTACGTGTTTATAATTTACTTCAGCCATAATTTCATAAAGAGCCATATGGTATTGAGCATCTCTTATTTTAGCAAAACCATATTTTTTTTCTTCTTTATCAAAAATAGGTAAAAAGTTTAACCACATATAATAGTCTCTAGTTATATACCAAGTATCTTTTTTACCATGATATATTACACCTTCTCTACATTTATTTTTTTGATCATTCCAATACTGAATAAAATCTTTTGATCTAAAAGGTTTATCACAATAGACTCCATCAGTATTAAATTTAACTGCTTGTTTATTAAATAGCAGTGCAGTTTCATCAAAATTATATTTACCAGGCTCCTTAAAAATAGAATCAATAAAAGATCTAAAATCCTCTATTGATTCAAATTTAGTTTCTGACCATTTGCCATTTTTATATGTTGGTATTGTTTTATACATCTACAACTTTAGCAACTATATCTTCTTTACGGAATAATAAATGTTCTGATCCTTCTGACTCAATAGACATTGGTGTACCAAACTCACTTATTCTAACATCATCCCCAGCTTTTATTTCTGTTACATCTTCACCTACAGATATAACTTTACCTGTCAAAGGATCTTCTTGTGCAGAATCCGGAATATAAATTCCTGTATTACCATAAGTTTCTTTTTTTTCATGAAGTTTAATTAGGACTTTGTTACCTAATGGAATAATTTTTTGCATTTTTATAGTTTTTATAGTTATTACATTTGATCATAAGCCAAGCCTTGTCCACCACGTACTTGACTTTTTTGTTCATCTTTCATATCATTATATGCTCCTTTAAATGATTGTCTTATTTGTTCAAATTTAGCAGCAGTATTTACTAATGATGTTAAGTTACCATCTCTACCATGTTCTATAGATGTGGTTTCCATATATCTTGCTAATCTATCTAACATAGATTTAATACCTTTATATGCTCTATATGTAGGTGTTTGATATAAATCTTCACAAAATCTAATAGCATTTCTTATTGATTCATCTTCTGGTGATTCTTCAAGTTGTATCTCATCTATAATTATTTCTTCTTTTTCATGCTCAGGCATATTAAAGAAAGGATTCATATCAGGATCAGGACATGTCATATAAAAAATATATAAATAAACCTGCATGTGTGTATCAGGATATTTATTCATAATATTTTTTAAAGTTTTTAATGAATAACAATGTTCTGATGGTATTACTTTACCATTTTGTACATCAAATAATTTTGCTAGCATAGTGGGTTATCTTTAATCCACATTATAAGACTTCTTACTTCATCTTTTAAATATGGTAAGTGATACATTTTAATTTCTTTAATAATAGGTTCTCCATTAGAATCATACTTATTTATTGGATAACCATATTCATCATCTTTTTCTTTTTCAAAAGATACATGTTGTATTGTAAGTTTTCCAGGCTTTAATTTTGGATTATGTTTAAGAATAATATACATATATAAACTTAATTGTATATTATAATGGTTTAAATTACAATCATCAAGATGAGTTAAAGGTTTAAACATTTTAGATGTTATACCTTCCCAGTTTACAAAACCTTTTTCTTTTATCTCTTTATTTGTTTTATAATCTGTAATGTTTACTTTTCCATTAACTACTTCTACTAAATCTGCTTGACCACAAATACATGCAGATTTAAGATAAGCAAAGTGTTCTGGATAAACACCAGGCTTTAATTTTTGATCAGGAGCTATTTTAACACCATTAGCATCAACTATTGGTTTTATAATAGGTATTTCTATACCTTCACGTTCTATTGTCTTAAAATCAAGCATATCAGATTCTCTTTGATTATGATACCAATTACCTAAATCTATAGCTCTTTTACTTTCTTTATCCCAAATATTTATAACTTCTTTAGGTTTAAGACCATACCACTTTGAACGTTTATTTTTACAAGATTTTTTTGCAACTCCTTCTTTATCAAATTTAGGTTTAAACTTGGCAATAAAAGAAGTTACACTTGTCCAGTTAATTTTATCTTTATCTAGATTTTCATCTAAACTTTGATATATGTGCCCATCTTCTTTAAATACTACAGCCATGATTATTTTAAATTTGGATTATCTTTATAAATTTGATTTATATTATCTTCATCAGCTTTTTCCATTATTTTATCCCATTTTTTTTGTGGACATGAGCTAGATAATGATCTAGTTTTAAAAGCTAAACTACAACCACAGTCAGAACAACAAGGTTGAGTACCAGGAGCAGCACAGTTATTACCTTTTAAATCTAATGCAGAACATTCTTTACAAATTGAATATCTATCTCCAGCAATAATTTCAACATATTCTTTTTTCCATATCTTGTTTTTCATGCCTTCATAAACCTCATCTAAATGTTTTATTGCATTTAATAATTTACTTACTTTCATCTTTCCAATTTTTTTTATTAGTTATTTCTTTATCTATACGTATTAAAGCTTTTTCCATTTTAATAAGCTTTTCTTTTACGGGTAAATGTTTTCCATAACCAGAATAGGTTGTTTTTTCCATATTACCTAACATATCTTTATGTCTTTTAATAGATTTTTCTAATCTATTTTTTCTTATTATAAAAGTACCTAAATTTGGTAAAAGAATTCTTGTATTATCTAGTTCTTCTAAGTGTTTTCTTACTTCACTATAAAAGAATCTTACAAACTCTTCTACCAAATTTTGATGTACTTCACACTCATTTGCAACATCCTTATAGAATGTTTTATAAGTTTTAGGTTTAATATTATTCTTCAACACTAAGAATTTTATAATCTAGTAAAATAGTACCATCAACTTGCAATTGTATGTCATCTGATAAAAGAATTTTTTTATTATCTTTTTCAATTAGCCCTTTACTTTTAGCCTTTTGAATTGCATTTCTGCAAGATTGTGCACTTTTAAATATTTGTTTTTCTGAAATGACTTTACAAAATTTATTTAATTCTGTATTTTTTAATTTACCTAATTCAGCTAAACATTCTAAATCAGCTTTGCTAATTTGTATATCATTTAAAAAGCAATAAGTAACTATTTGATATTTAATAATATCATCTTTAGATACTTTAATTCTTTTATCAACTTTTTTTACGACAGCCATGTTTTTACAATATCATTGCTGTTAAGTAGAGTATAAGTAA